GTGGTGGGTTTATGTTATCTGTTTCTATCATTTTGTTTCTCCATTCCGAATACATCTGCATGATGTAGATTAATAAGTTGTTTCACAATTTCACCAGTAGTCACTCTTCTTTTAGCTTCGTCTGAATATAAAGTTCTTAAAGACGTTAAGTTTTTACTTGTTGAAGGATCAACTTTAAAAGTTACTAATTTAGTATTTTGTTTTGCTTTTTTAAAATTTAGTTTATTCATTCTATTCCTCTCTATAAAAGTTACCAGTATCAAGCTCAACAACATTAGGACTGTTGTATATGGTTGCTTGTTTGCCACCACTCCACACTACTTTGTTGTATTCTTCTAAGTAATCGCTCAAAAAGTTCCAACCTACTTCCATATCGGTATGGTTCATTTTAAATACTTTACTTGCATAAGGTGGTTTCTTCTCTTGTGCTACAAACACAAAGTCATGTACCTGGAAACCAGCACGCTCAAAGCCACGCTTATACCATGCGGCTTGTAGATCATAGGAGTACCGTCTTACTGAATTGGTAAATCCCCTAACAGAACAATCAGCAGTGGTTTTGTAATCTACAAGCACTATGGCATTTTCCCCGTGTGGTTTATCAAACGGATTTAAAACTACGTCAGCTCTAGTCTTACATAGCAAATCTTGTTCATACCAGAATATTGACACCTCGTAGGGTGCATCAAAAGAGCTAGGATACTCTTTATCTGGATTTAGATAAGCTCTCGCTTCGGTTACTAAGCTGTTTTGCATGCTATATATGGTATCTTTGTCTTTTTCGTTGATAACAATCAAACCCTTATCAAGACTTTCTTTCTTAAGAGCTTTGTTAGTATTGGTATATGGAGATCCAGTAATAGTAACTACATCACTAAAGAATGCTCCCTCTCCCTCTACAATTAATGAATGTGCCGCAGATCCAAAGTTCATAGCTGTTGTTTGCTCTATAACTTCTTCCAAAGCATGTAATTGACTTTGACTAAATCTTCTTATGTGTGAAGAAGATATGCCTGGCCCATTGTGATAAAAGCTATTACTCATGTTCGGAAAGTAATAAGCATCGCCTACCTTTTTATGTGGTAGATCTTCTAGCATATCAGGTAATTTATTCATGATGCCTCCTTAGATTTAGTAATATCATCTACTGCTGATTGCAGTTCTTTAATAGCAACACCACATTGCCAAACAAGGTAATTAATCTTATCTTGTTCTATTTGTTTCTCTAAGTCTTCCTTAGATGGATTTGTGTAACTGATTACTTCGTCCATAATAGCAGTTACGTCTAATTTAGGTTTTTCCATTTTACTTCTCCAAATAAATGAGTTTGTATTATTGCATTTATTTCTGTATGATGTCAACCATAAGTAACCATTTATTATTTATGAGGAGTAAATATGGGAAGAACAAATGATTTGTATACAATGATGCGTTTATCGTATGAACAAGCTACAGATGACTACAATACTAAAAAAGCAGATTCACTCGTTAATGCTTACAAAAAATACTACAAAATAAACGTAGGTATGAAATGTTATGATCCACAAGGTGATTTAATTACCTTTTATGATGAAGATTATAACGATCAAAGAGCATTATGAATGTAGTAAACATAAACAAAGTTAGATGTAGTATATGTAATGGCTACATAAAACCATTAAAAAATGATGACGGAGAGGTTGTATGGGAGCATGGAAACAATGCTGAACCTGTAAACTCTGGACGTTGTTGTGATGATTGTAATTGGACAAAGGTAATACCAGCTAGGCTATCACAGATGAGGGAGTAGCGGTATTATGAAATATCGTGTTATGATGCGGAATGCCAAAGATTGTAGAAATCAAAGACAAGATGGGCAAACCCACATTACAAGAAGTTATTTCCAGACTTGATGGTATGGTTGAAAACATGGTTTATCGGGGCGAAAGTCGTTTGAATATTGTCCTGGCAAGCTTAAGTTTTTTTATCGCACAGGTTAGTAAAGAGTTTGAAGATAAAGAGGTTGCTAAGTTAGTTGATGAACTTTTAGCTCAATATATTGACAAATCTGCCAACAAATAGATTATTGTCTATTATTGTCATTTTGTCATGACAGCTAAAAACATGATAAGAATGGGGGTTTCAGGATTATTGTATTTTTTTCATTTTTGTCATAAGAGAATAAGTAAACTTAGTTAAATAATTGAGATAATACTTGACTAGATCTACTCTCTTCAAGTATCCTCACAATACACTTTAGGGTAAAGTGGGGGTAGGTATTATTAAAACTTACGCCTACTCTAATATGCAAAACATGGGATATAGAAAAAATAACTTAGAATATGAACCTATAATCTCTTCTGAAGAAGAAGCTCCCATAGAATATTGTAATCTTGATAACTCCCTCAACAGACGACAACGCAACTTTATTTGGATTGCAGTCAATAATCCTCGTTTATCTTTAGTAGAGTGTGCCCACAAAGCTGGGTATACAAGTCCTCGTCAAATGGCCAATAAACTCATGAACAAGCCTATTATTCGTAAGGAATATAATTATCTTATGAACCAGGCTAAGAAGAAGTATGAGCTCAACTATGATCGGGCCGTGCAAGATCTCTATGATATTCGGGACAAGGCTATTGAGTCGGGGTCATTTAATGCTGCAATATCTGCTCAGAACTCACTGCTCAAAGTCGGGGGCTTAATTGTTGATCGTAAAGAAGTTATGTTCGGGAAGGTGGATCAAATGAGTCGGGAAGAAGTAGAAACAAGATTAGCACAGCTCATGGGTAATGTTGTTGAGGCTAGTATAGAAAATAAGGTTGACGACCTGGATCTACCTGATCAAGATAATGAAGAAAAAAGGGAAGAAGATAAAAAGGCATAACTAATCTATTGGAGGAGATGAGAAGTAAAAATAGTAAATCAGACTATGCCTTAGTCCGAATATAACAAATTACTTCTAATTGTTCAAGAAAACATCTAAAGCCTTGAATAGGCTCTTACGGGATTTAAACCAAGCTGATTTAATATGTTGGTTGTCTTGATAAACCAAATATCCAACAGTAAAGCCGACTTTATCAATATTTGGGTATCGTTGTAAGTCATGCTCTACTGCATCAAATGGTACTATCTTAATGTAATATTTATTTATTGTTTGGCTCATTAGGGTTAGAAAATATAAACATTAACATAAGAACGACACAAGAAAATATAAACAGGTTGCTCATTGTTTAGATACCTCCTCTAAATAAATAAAATAATGCCTTTAATCTCCATTCAGATAAATGGCGTAAGTGATCTGGTATTTCATCTGAAACCTCCTCTCTTTCATCTGCCCATAAACCCTCATCTGAACCACAGTCTAAACATAAATTCTTTTCTGCAATTACATTCCTACTGCCACAACACATGCAACATAAGGGCATGTCAGCTATTTCTTGCCAACTGTATGATCTTTCCATTAGTCTTGCTCCTCTTCCTCAATTTCTGTTAACCATTCGTCAAAGTCGTTAGCTAATCCGTTAGGCATATCGTTATTTAAAACAACGGGTTTAGGGTTGTCGCTCCATTCAACTAAAATTGTTGTTGATACTATTCTTCTTTCCATTAGTCTTGCTCCCTTATTTTTTTTTGTTCTTGCATGTGTTTAATAATTTCAATTAATAAATTATCAAAATCGTCTACATGATATTTATCTAGTAATTCTTCAATCATTATGCTGACTCCTTTTCTAGTTTAGCCAATACAGTCCATAAAGGTTGTAAGTCATTTTCTTTGATACCAACATCAACACAATTATAATCTGCGTCATAAGATACTTTATGTTCTGCTACATACCATTGATTGTTTTTAAATAGATAGATCCATTCAATGTCGAACTGCACATCATTATAAAATGTGTGTGCTGAATGATATGTTAAAGGTGGGTCTATGTTTGCCCTATCATCTAAACATTCTTTAATGGTAGGTCTTAGACAAGACAGATAACCTTGATTGGCTAGTTCTTCTGCTTTTTTTTGGTTGTTGTAATGCTCATTAATTAATAAGCCGTTATATTCTGGGTAGCCGTCATAATGACAGTATGTCACTACGACTTGCCCATTAGCTCGCTGATATGCGATATTACTTCTCGTTCCCATTTGTTATACCTCCTATAGTATTTATTATGGTTTCCAATTCACATTTATAATCATACGCTTCTTAATCTATTTGTCAACAATTTGTATACAGTTAATATTATAAAGATTATTTATATGGCTAGATGTTCGGGATTAATCGCATCTGCCCCCTCTCTTGGTCAAGCTCGTAAATAAAATCATACATACACAAAGATACATGAAGATCCAGTCGGGTCGGGTCGGGATTGTCGGGTTTATGTGTCGGGTCGGGTCGGGAAATGCCTTTAACACAATATAACACACCAGACACATGAGCAGGAAAGAACATTTTGTATACTGCTGGCGTCTGGGTTGCCAAGCTCTATCTATATCTATTAAAAATAAACTAAAGTAATTGTTGCTATTTGTATCCACTATGCTATATTAGATGTTCATATAAATTACTTAGGAGAAAAAATATGAAACAGATGAGAAAATTTGAACAGGAAGCCATAGTCAATCAGATTATGGAAGGTGTTAATGAAAGACTTGATGCCAAAGTAGAAAAAGCGAAGAAGTCTAAAGACTACAAAGCTGTTGAGAAACTTGCTGATGTTGTTGTTAAGCTACAGTCAGAAAGAGAGGCTCTATCTAAAAAACATACAGAAGCAGTTAATCGTGTTAATGAAGCTATTAAGAACTATAACGAATTTAACACAGATGAAATGGTTGGGTTAAGTTCTATGAATGATTATAGTAAAAGCACCTTAGGTTTCTTTAGACATGATTGGCAGATAAAAGGTCAAGTAGCTGACAAATTAGCTATTGCATTACTAGAGCCAAACTCACAGGAAAGAATTAAAGATATCATTATGGCTATTGCCAATGAGGTTTCTTAATGTGCGTTCAAAGATGTCCCAAGTGCAACGAAGCAGATTTACATTATCTCGGAGATAACTGCACGGGAGAAATAGAAGATTGGGGTTGTCCAAACTGCGACACTTGTTATGAAGTTGAGGTAGATATAAACAGACACTTTGACACTATGCGTGAAGCGGTTATTTAAATAAAAACTCTCCTAATGAGTTAAGCCCGTTCATTCGGGCTTTTTTATGTCGGGAGTCGGGGTTCGGGATTACTTGACAAGCACAGATAAACACACAATAAGGTAAACACAGTTAGATCCAGGAGATCTAGCAGATCCACCAGGGAGCTGGCAGAAGAAAGATGAATGGAGTGTTGACATTTTGTATACAGTGCGTATAATTAATAGTATGTAAAGTGCATTACTTATCTGACAGGTAGGGAAGAATCAACTAACAGGAGCAAAAGCTCAAAGCCCAAAGAGGCACAGATAGATTCCGCGAGTATAAGTGACCACGAACCAAGCCCGTTTAGTCGGGCTTTTTTATGAGTCGGGTGTCGGGGTTTCGTTCTTTCGGTGCAGGGCATTAAACACACAAGCTAATTAGATCCACAATACTAGGTGATCTGGATCTGACCAGGGGACCAGACGCAGAAAGATAGTTGTTGACAAAATGTATCCAATGTGATTCAATAAGCTTTTACAAATTAGGAGAAGTAATATGTATAAGATAGTAAGGTTTTGTTTTGATGATAATCATCCAGACAACCACAAAATAATCAAAACTGGACTAACTGAGGCAGAAGCTCAAGAGCACTGCCAGAGTGAAGAGACACATGAACCAGGCGTTTGGTTTGACGGTTATACGGAGCAATGAATGGATTTGTTTACAATATCAGTTGTTGTACTGGTGGTGGTGTTCCTAATGTCGGGTCGGGTGTAAAGTAGCTTTCATGTCTAACCTAGCAACCACCACCACTACTACACACACAAGGAAGCCAGGAAGATCTACCAGGTTAGATCAGGGAGGAACTCCTTTTAAAAGATTGGCCAGACAAAATGAGTTTAATGGCTTTAGACCAGGCGATAAAAACTATAAAGGTAGCGATAACCCAAGATGGAAAGATTAACTAAATCATTCGGGTACATCGGGTACTGCCACTTAGGAAAGGCTCGGGTTTGGTCAAGTTCATTAACACAATGTATTGATGAATCCCAGGACTTTATCCAGGCCAACCCAAGATACTTGACCAGGAAAGGTTTATTTATTTATGAACTAATAAAAGGTGAGGAAAGAAAGTTTATTAAAAGAGTTGACAAAATGTAACTAATTGCTATAATTAACTTATCTTTTAAACAAAACCTATTAGGAGGGTAATATGAAGATAGAAATAAACTTATACGATGAAACAGGTGAGAGGGTCGTTGGCAAAGCCATAGAGACTGATTGTCAAAGTCTTATCATTAATGGCGTTCATGTCATTCAAGCAGGTGGAGTTCATGCAGAAATGCGACAGCTTCAACAAGAGCAACAAGCTGACAATGTTGTTCCTTTGGAATTGAACTAATGAGTGCAAAAGAAATGCAAGACAATGACTTCATAAACTTTCAAGATGATTTCTATAATCTTTTGGAAAAGTACGGAGTAAGTAAGATTGACATTGAACACCCACAATATATGACTATTCTACTTCTTAGAAATAAGGTAGTTGAGTTTATAGAACAAGAAACATATCTAAAATAACAAATAGTCGGAGGATTAAGGGAGCAATACGCTCCCTTTTTTTATGTTCGGAGTCCCAGCAGGACACAATAATCGGTCGGTGAAGGCGTCTGAAGAAGGGGGGGGACACAAAAAGTGCAAGGCATATATATAGACACACAAGGTTAATAACAAACACACTCAAAACATATATTTAAGACAATGCTAGCAAATTTTATAAAAATTCTGATACAATCAGATTTTAACTACGAGGTACCACATGGACGAAGATATGATGGGTATGCAGGTTGACCCAGTTATGATGCCTGAACAACCAATGATGCAAGGGACTCCTGCCCCCCAAGAAATGCCAGGCCAAATGCAGTCTCAATTAGACGACATATCAGGATCTGACCAAGAAGAGGCTAAACAAGCCCTCACACAAATTATTAAAATTTTACAACAAATGGTATCTCAAGGTGCTTCTGATGAAGAAATCCAAGCTTTTCTACAGCAAGTAGGAATTACTATGGAAGAATTACAGATGGCTAGGGAGATGTTTGGTATATGAAACAGGCTCAAAACGTTCCACAACAAAACGACATATCTAGAATACTAGACTCTATATCAATCTAGCCAGTCATGGCTATTTCTAACATATCCTCTCTTTTAGATGAACTAGAAGCTGACTCTAATCCAAAAAACATTACAGAACTACCTGAAGAAGTAATAACGTTTTTACCTCCAATGACACAAAATTTCTTAGAAAAATTTGAAAAAATAAACGGAAAATTATTTTTACCAATACAAGATGTAGATAGATTAACATTAGAAGCAGAAAAAGAAAAAATGGGACAATTAGCTTTGCGTAATGACCCACATGGAGGAGGTTTTCACGGGGGAAACCCAGAACTAAGTGGAGCTGTAACTGATGACCCAATGGAAATAAGAGGAAGAGAATTTAGAGGACCTTATGACAAATATGGCTCAAAACCTGATGTTTTTAGAACATTTGACCCAGATTCCATATTACTAGAACAAAAATATAGATTTCCAACAAGAGCTAATCAATACATACCTTCAGATACGCCTTTTGCCGTTGGTACATATGACAGAATGGGTGATACTATGCTATTAAGTGGGACTGGCGAAAATCCTTTTACAACGAGAAAAATTACAGAACCTCACGAGTATATGCATAGAGGTATTAGTTATAAACCTTTTGAAGGTGGACTTGCACAATTTTTTGCTGCAGTTGCAGATCTTGGTGCAGAAAAAGCTGGATTACCTAGTATTTTTAATACCATGCAAACAGGTGAGGCACAACATGAGTACATAGATAAAGCTATAGACCAGTATTTAGAACAAAGTATGTCAAGCGAGTTAAAAGAAAGCGATGATAAATATAATAAAGCATTAGACGACCTAAAAATGCAATTTATACAAGAATATGATTCTGTTGAAATAGGAAAACAAAAGTTTAACGAATATATGACTGAAAATAATTTGAGTTACAAATAAAAATGGCTGCAAGAAAAGAAATACTTTCAGACCTTAGTACCAAAATATCTGATGGTAACATTAGTGATGCCTATCGTACTTTTGAACAATTACCTGTTGTAGACCAAATAGCTGTTAGCATCTCCCCTGGTGTTGGTGATGTTCTTGCGGCCTATGAGGTTGGTGAGTTTGGTCGTAGAGCCAAAACTAACATACAAGATAAAGATAGACTAGGTGCAGCAGGCAATATAGCCTTATCTGCACTATCAGGTATTAGTTTAATACCATTATTTAGATTCCTTAGAGGTGCAAGAGGTGTAACAAAATCTGCTACAAAAGCAGTGGACGCTCCAAAAACTCTTAAACCCCCTGTTGAAGAGCCGTTACCACTTGCACCGCCTAAGGAGCCAAAGGTAAAACTACCTAAAGTAGAGCCTTTTGAACCTAAGGGTATTAAACAAATTAATTATCAAGCAGGCGATTTTGAATTTGGATCAAAAGCTAGGAAGTGGGTCAATGGCATTGAGCAGCCAAATATAACAACCTTAGGTAAAAAAGTACAAAAACTACCTGTAGAGCAATGGGTACAAAGATTAGAAAACGCTGGGGTGCCAAAAGGTGAGCTTAGAGTATTAAATATTTTAGATGAGTCCAACTCAATACATCCTAAACTAATTATGTCTGCTGATGCTAAAAAATCTTTATCAAGACAAAACCTTGATGATTACATAGCTAGATCCCAACGTGATGCTATACAAGTTCGTAATACACCAAAAGATTTGTTACAAAACCCAGAAACAAGACCAGATTTTATAAATTTAGACACACAAGGACAGCTTAATTACTTTGTAAGAGGTTCTGGTGAGTATAGAAATACTCCACATCATAACCAATCTTTAAAATACCCTGATGGCAAAACTGGTGATAATGCTTATGTTTTTGATGGTACGGGTAAATATAATGCTATTCAAAGACTAGGTGATTTACGTCTTAGATTAAACCCTGAGGATTTTAAAACTATTCAAGATGATTTACTCGAACTTAAACTTGATCCTTTTAGTCAAGGTAAAAACGTATTTAGAATGCAATCTGACTTTCAAGAAGAAGTTTCTAAAAGACTTAGACCTACACAAGTAAGAACATTTGAATCTGCTAAAACTAATTTTAACTCTGTTGTAAAAATACGTGGTATCGCAGAAGCTAATAAATCTATAAAAGATTTTATTTCTGTAGGGCCAGATGCATTAATTAC